GTCAACGCTTAAAAATCGATTTTAACGGTAAAATTATCAATAAAATCAATAACTTGTAAAAGCTATGTTATAACATTACAGGGACTCTATGAAATTGTGAAGCAGCGCGGGGGGGAAGCACCCCGCGATTTCACTGGTTACGGAGTTTTTCTAAGCCTTTGATACACAATTACTTTTAGGATGACACAAGAAATGCTCCGTTGCCGTCACGCCTAATGGATAATTTCAGGTAAATCTATACTATATGCCAAGTGTCAATAAAATGGCAGATAAAAAAATAGGGCAATAAATGCCCTATCAAAAATAAAGTTATTTTAAGTTCAGCATTTAAGCGTTTGCTGTTTCCATCACAGTTTTCAAATAAGCCGATCTGTTTCCAACTTGACCATACCATTTAGAATTTTTCATTTCAGCAGCGGCTTTATCATATTCACCTTTACCGACAGCAGTCAGCATATTTTTGAATTTATAAAGACCACCTGTGCCCATGTTATACGCCATGTTAATCAATACCCATTGGCGGTCTTCATCGAGTGCTTCAAACCAAGAGAAATGTGTTTCTAATTCTGCTTTAATCTTTTCACAGAGAAGCATTAATAAACGTTCTGCTGCTTCTTTAGTAATACCATTCTGCTTTAATCGGTCAACGTTTACTTTTAAAGGATTTGCATCCATGTTGTAGCCATAGCCAATCGTGTTTTTATCAGCAGTGCATTTATACGGCACAGCAGAAAAGCCTTCATGGATTTTAAGTGTATCAAGATGTTTTTGAGCCATAATTTATTTTTCCTATTACGAATTCAATTGTTCCGCATTCAACACATTCAACGCAACCGATTACAGGATGTGGTACAAAAATCTTACATTCATGTTTGGTAAAAAATCGATTGAAAATTTTTGCAAAAAATCTCATGGTAGTTGATACATTAATTCTTGGAACGCGATTTATAAAATTTACCAATATTGCTTAAAGCGATTTGGCGTTTGGTTTTTGACGAAATACAATTTACTGCACGTTGCGCATTTCTACGAATAAATTCTTCTTGAATTGGAAAACTATAAAGATTGATTGGTGGAAATTTAATATCTGACCAAAGCATTTTCAACCCTATCGTAAATTCAAACGTAGCTATCATTTTAGCAAATCCTCTAGCAATTCAGGATGTTCAATCTGTTGCATAATTTGGGAAATCATATCTCGCCAGTACAAATAGCGATGGTCTTTACGCTGGGAAATGATATTGCGAAGCGTAGCGTAATTAATCGAAACATCGCGCGTTTGCAGATAGCCTTCGGGCAGGGAATCTTTTAATTCCATGAAGGACATATCGCCATTTTTATATTTAAGCCAAATCACTTTAAAAATATCAACAACAATCTTTGGTGTAGTTATTGAGAAATCATTGTAAGTAGGCTCACGCTTATCAAGCTTGTGCATAGTGCTTGCAGAAAGTTCTGTGCTTCCAATTTTGTAAGTAGCGTATTCCTGCCAAAATGCCCTTGTTGCTCTGATGGTCAACTTGATGTCAATGACACGCAAAAACTTGGAATGCTCAGGCGTTTTTACGCACAATAGCTTTGCTCGTTTTTCGGCTTTAGCCTGCTGAGTTTCCCACCAGATTTGTTCATCATCTGCTTCATCATAATAACTGCGTGACATTCCTAATAAAGCAAAGTCATAACCAAATTCATGGCGAATATCTACTTGCATTTTGGGTCACGCAAAGCAGAAGCTAAAATTTCAATAATGTCATGAATGCTTTTATCTGAAACAATTGAAATATCAACATCATCCTCATCGTCATCCGTAGCAATACTAAAATCAAAATCGTAATCATTAGTTTCATTATCAACAAGAAACTCAATTTGTTTTTCAATATGCCAAATGGCTTTTTCAAGTGATTCAACACCACCTTTTTGTTTATGTCGCCATAAATATTTAATTGCATTTCCAATCAAATAGCCTTCATAGCCTGATAGGTTTTGAACAGCAGATTCAATTGCATCAATACATTCAATTCCGCCTTGGTTGTAATGGTCTGGATGATTTACGTTGCTCATTATTTTTGCCCTATAGTTAATTACGATATGCCAATAAAATTTCTTTACAAATGCCCGATCTCACAACATCATCAACTGTAAATTCAACAATTCCAATGTTATCAATATTGCGTAATCGGTTAACAGCATCTTCTAAACCACAAATACCGTTAATGTCTTTTTGCTCAATATCACCGTCAATTATAACTTTTGTATCTTCACCGATTCTTGAAAGAAATAGTTTCATTTGAGAAGGTGTTGTGTTTTGTGCTTCATCCAAAATGTAAAGGCAGTTTGAAAAAGTTTTACCTCTTAAAAACTCCAATGGTTTGAATTGTATTGCACCTCTTTTCACTAAATATTCAGTGTGAGATTTACCTAATCTTTCGTTTAATACATCGAGCAATGGTTCAATATACGGAGCAAACTTTTCTTCTAATTCGCCCTTTAAAAAACCAAATCCACGTCCTGCTTCAACATTTGGTCTGGTCATCACAATAGTATCGATATTACCTTCTTCAAGCATTTGGGCAGCATAGGAAGCAGCAATATATGTTTTGCCAGTTCCTGCACTGCCAATTGCAAACGTAATGATATTTGCTCGAATAGTATTTAAATATTGCTGTTGAATTTTATTTAAAGCAGTAATCGGTTTTACTTTTTTTGCACCGTAGGATTGAGGTTCTTGAGTTGCAAATTTAGAAGCTCGTTTTTCTTTTCGACTTTGCTTTTTTTCAAAATTCATTAGCTATCCATGTTAACAAGAAATATTATTTGGTCGTACTTCCAAAACCACCTGCACCGCGCTCAGTATTCATTGAAAATTCATCAACGATAATAAATGTCGGATGTTCGACACGCTCAAAAATCATTTGGGCAATTGCATCATTAGGTTTAATTGTAAACGGTTCACTGCCGCTATTCCAAAGCGATACAAAAATTTCACCCTGATAGTCACTATCCACAATTCCAGTAAGGTTTCCTAAAACAACACCATTTTTGTGACCTAATCCTGATCTTGGAAAAAGTTTTAATGCGTAATGCGGGTCATGAATAAAAACAGCAAAACCTGTTGGGATAAGCTTACGTTCACCGCAAAGCAGCGTAATTGCTTCATCGATATTAGCGCGAATGTCATAACCAGCACTTCCACTTGTTGCTTGCACAGGTAGATTTACACCATCGCGTAATGGTTTGATAGAAACTTTTAAATTCATAATTTGCCCTTAGTTTTTATGGATTTTTTGATTTGAAAGTTTTTCTTTTAATGCGTAACCCATCAGAGTCCAAATTTTGCTAATTGCATTTTGACGTGCAATTTTCCTACCAATTTCAGCATCAAAGTTTTCGGGAGATGCGCAAGCAGATTCGCCTGTTACAAGAAACCCATTTTTTAAAATTAATACGCAAAAAGTTAATAAATTTAAAGACGTATAATTTTCTTTTGAAATATCATAATCAAAACCACTAGCGTTAACGGCTTGTCTTGCATTGAAAAAATATTCACTTGAAATATTTGATTCAATGTCGTCAGGTGTAATGCGTGGAGCAGTTAAACCTTTGCTTTGAATTTCTTTTTCAATTTCGTTGTCGTTCATAATTTGCCCTTAGTTTTTATGGATTTTTTGATGTTAGGTTTTTTAGGTTTTACAGCAGGTTTTACAATACTTTTGCACGTTGTGAATTTAGAAAGACTTGGTAATTGCTGCATAAGATTTACTGCTTGGTATGGTTTGATTGCATTTTTGTATGCCACCATGTCAGTTTTACAAATCTTAGTTTGCGTTATTGAACCATGCGCATTAACACAAAACGGAAAAATGAATAGTAGCAATAATTTTTTCATTAGTAAAATTCCAATTTGCCAATAACGATGGGTTTTGTTTGCGTTGGAAAACGTTTACCGTAGCTGACGTGATTGAAATATATTGCGTGTTTGGTGACAGGATGAGTAAAACCACGATAAACCTCAACTGCTGCAATTCTGGCTAATTTCCATGAACGTTTGTCGGTTACAGGATGTTTTTTGCGTACCCATGAAAATTGCTTGTATTGGCTCACTACGCCACAAACGTCTTTAGGGTATCCTTTGGTATTACTTCTTCGTAAAGTAACCTCTGCGACTGCTTTACGCGCAGATAATGGCTCTCCTCGGCTTTCGTGATAGATGTTTTCTTGTAGGCAACGAATTTGTTTGTTGTATCGTAAATCGAAATCTGCCATTGCGGATGAAGAACTCAAAAGCAGTAATGCTGAAATTCCAAGTGGAAATTTTGAAAACATAATTTTTACTCGTCAGGTTAAAAAAATGCCGCCATATTGATAAATCGCCATTAAGGAAATTTTGACGGCAAATAGATTTTATCAAAAAACTTTAAAAAAAGGAAGTTTTAACGGTTTGTCATACCACATTTTATACTGTGACACCCTTCTAGCCCAATAGTGACGTGGCTTTGAAGCACTTAGTGTCACATGGAACACCAGAAATGAGAAAAAGCCTTTATATGTGATACGAAATGTATGTGTATATGTGTATTTTTATATACTCTATTTTCTATTTTTTCTTACTTTATATTACTTTTTCTTATTTATCTGTGACAGTGTGACAAAAGTATATAGAAAGGTAGATATATAAAGGGATAGAGGGGTGTCACACCTAAAATTTTTGCTGTGACACTTTTTACATTTTGCTGTGACAAATAGCCTAAAATAAGGCTTTCAAGCAAAAATTGGAGCTATGCAAAATTTATTTTGGAGAATTTATTTTTTGGAATTTTATCGAAAAAATGCGTAAAAAAGTCAAAAAAACATAACTTTTTTTCTAATAAAATTTTCTTAATTTTTGCTTTTGTCACACTGTTTTAGCTGAAAAATAACTTCAAATATTAAAAAACATTTTTTCTTAAATTGCGTTTTGCTGTGACAAAAAATCCTAAAAGCCTTATATACAAAGGTCTGTAGGTGTGTCACAGCAAAATTTTAGGTGTGACACAAGGTGTGACAGTAACAAATACAAAAAAACCTCAAAACGGTAAAATTTTGAGGTTTAAATGAGGATAAAAATTAAATTTTAAACTAAAAATCGTCTACATTTTCAGTATCAAATGTTTTTTCAAGCATATCTTTTACAGTTTGAACGCAAATATTAGCTGTCTTTTTCATCCAAATATGATGTCGATTATTTTGCCATCTAACCATTTTTGTATATTTACGGTATCCCATTGACATCAAAACACCCGTAATTTTACTGTCACTATAATCTAAATTATCATCAAATGATTCTGCCGAAATTGCATTTTTAAGCATTCGCGTAGAAACAATATTTTGATTAAACCCACGACCACCTTGGAGTATCAAATCGGTAACAAATTCTGAAAATTCCGACCTAGCCATCTTAGCCATTGTCTGTTTTTCGTCTGTCATTGGAGCTGGTGCTTTAGGATTAAAATCCTCAGAAATAGGATATTCTCTAAAAAATTTATTAATCTCAGGTGCGTGTTTGGCAATTCTTTCGTGCATTTCATAAAAGTATTTTGCTAAATCATCAACGCCAATTATCTCTTTCATTTCCTGAACATTTGCCCAATCAGTAAAGATAATCAGCCAACGTCTATCAGTATCACTCAATGGAAGTGCATCAGCATAATTGGTAAACGCCATATAGTTAGTGACGTTTGGAATCATATAATGCCCTTTGTATGGCTTTCTAATGCTGATATTATCGTTGGTGATTAATGGTTTTACGCGATCAAGAACATCATATCTATTATGTCCAACCATGCGTAATTCCTCGATGGCAACAAGGCAAGAACCTTCAGCAAACCCATTGAAATTATCATGAAAAATGGTAGGTTGCGCTGAAAAGATATTCGCGTGACCAAGTGAACAAGCCATAATTGTCGTCAGCATTGACTTCCCATCACCTTCAATGCCCTGAATCAATGGTGCAAAATTAATCTTTTTGCCCATATTCTGAATTGTATATGCCATCCAATCCATTAACACTTTAATGACTTCTTCACGCTGAGAACATAAATGGCGAATGTGATTTTCTACCATCTTAATAGTAACTAAACCATCTTCAGTATAATTCTCAGCAACTGGTGGTAATGACTTTTTGCAAAAAAGATTAACGCATTCTTCATTGCCAATTTTAAACTCACGACCAAGTTGCGGCATATACATAATGCGATCTTTAATTGTCAGGTTTCCGAATTTTGATAAAAACGAGGTTGGTTGCATTTTATGCCCACTATCGTCTTCTTCAATATAATGCCAAAAGTTCAAATCAAAGTTTTGCAGCGTTAAAGACTTTGATGTTCCAAGATTAAAATGGACAGAATCCTCATTTACCCAAACCCATCCTTTTGCCCAATTAGGCTTTGAAACTTCAGATACATTTTCAAATGGCTTTAACATATCTCGAACAATATTAATTGCTATGCTACGTCCAGTTAATTTTGTATAACGCTTTTTCCACTCGACACAAATTTCCTCAAAAGCAAACTCAGATAAATCGGATGTTTTTTTAATTTCATCCGCTAATGTTTCTTTCAAAAAAGTAACATCGGCTTCATCAATTTTTTCAAGAAGCGTTTTTTCTATTTTGCTACTTTTTACTTTTTTAGCCGCATATTCCAAACTGGCAATTGTTACCGCATTACCATTTCCTTTTTTGCTAAAACTTTTCCAATGCCTTTGGCAAATGCCTTTTTCGTATTTTTCACCTTTCTTTGACCAATCATTCCACACAGACAGCAAACGCTCATCGCCCAAACTGTGTAAAGCCATGCCATGCTTAATCCATTCATCATATTCGCAATCAGGGTCAATCTCATTTAACTTTTGGCGATATTCATCAATTTCCTGCTCGGTAAGCATTACTTCTACATCAGAAAAAATATCCTCATCGTCTGTGACAAATGTTTCTTCATTTTTTTCTTCACGAAAATTTGATTTAAAGTTAGTTGCGCCTAATTCTGCTAAATTCTTTTGAACAAGCTGTAAAAATCCAACAATCGTTAATTTAGCTAATGATGTCAAATCATTGACACTAACTGTCATAGGCGAAATATCATCAAGCCACTCATACTGTAATTTGGTATCAGGATGAGTACCAAAACCAATAAACTGTTGACCGTCACCGAGTATTTCAATTTTTTGTTTTTTTTCTTCGTAATCAAATTGAAGAAACATTTTTAAAATTGGCGTTTCAACCCGATAAAGAAATAAGCATTTCGGTTTATTTCCGTAGCGAAGTGGTGCTTCACCTAGTAAATTGGTAGCCATACCAACAATCATATCGTTGATAAGCTGGTCAGATACGTCAATATCAATAGCGCAAGTTTCCTTTCCAAGCAAAATACCTGTATTGTTATTTGGATATTTTGTTTTCCACGAAGAATCATTTTCAGTTTTTGACTGCCACGCCTTACGTATTGGAGCTTTCCCATCACATGGCGTAATCAAATAACCGTTTTTAGATAAGTCATCAAAGCATTTACTTATTGTCATTTTTTAAACCATTTGTTATTTTCTGATATGTCACAAGTGTGATATTGTTCTTATGACCGCCCTTTATCATGTAAAGTGTTTTGTAACTTACATTGCACTTCTTAGCCAATTTCCTAACTTCTATCCCGCTATACGGCTGTAGTTTGTTTCTTAAATCTGTCAATAATTCATTCATTTAGTATTTTTTCCTTGGCTATTTAAATAATTCTGTGTAATATAATACACAACTCAACCTGAAACACAAAGGAGTATTTATGAACGATGATGATTTGAAACTTAAGATGTTGCTTGTTCAAATTGAATTAGCAGAATTGCGTCAAATAATCCAAGCAAAAGAAGACACATTCAAAGCGTTGGAATGGCATTATCATGACCGTACTGAAATTAATAAGCATGAAAATGCTATTAAAGTGCATGAAAAAACAACTTTGGTATTTAATCCAAATATAGGTACGGAAACATTTATGACTGATGGCGAACTTGCCAATGCAGAAAAAAATTATGACGAATTTCTTAAAAGTAACACTGAACCTGAAGTTAAAGATAAAGAAATAATTTTACTTGATGATGTTACGCATGATGATTACATTGAATCTGTCGAGCAAGAAGAATATGTAGAAATGCTTCCTGATGTTATGCCCGAAGAAGAATGCAAAATTGAAGAAGCACTTTATGATGAATATCTTGAAAATCAAAAACAAGAAGACATTAAATCAGCTAGTGAAGAAAAAGAAATTGTCGATTTAGCAAATGATGTTGCAGAACTAATTGAGCAATTTGGCATTGAGCCTTTAAGCGTTGATGCGTTATCAATCATGGCAATTAAGTATTACAAGAAAACTGGTGAAGCTGTCACCGACATTATTGAAGAACGATTTAACGTTAAATCGTTGCACAAACTTACTGATATACAAAACTGCGTTCTTCAACTTATTTTGAGAGGTTAATATGGAATCAATAATTATGTTTATTAAATATCTTGATGAAAGCAATATTGGCTATTTGTTAATGATACTTTTATTTTTAGTTCAAAATCATTTGTTAACAAAAAACAGATGGAAACACTGATTGTAATCACATTTTATGCATCGCTTATCAATACTATTGCGATGATTATTATTTCTTATCGGATTTGGGATAAAGACGAATGAGCCACGCAAAACTTTCACCATCGTCATCAGAAAGATGGTTAAACTGCCTTGGAAGCGTAAAGCTTCTTGATTATTTGGCGCAATATCAAGACGAAGATGAAGAAGAATTTACTTCTGAAGGCACAGCAGCACATGAGGTTGCATCAACTTGCCTAATGACTGATATGGGCATTAATAATTTTTTAGGTGAAACATTTAACGGTTATAAAATTGATAGCGAAATGGAAATTAATGTTCAATATTATATTGATTATGTTAAAGATGTTGCTAAAAACGGTACATTATATGTTGAGCAACGTGTTGATTACTCAAACTGGGTTGTTGACGGTTACGGCACTTCTGATGCCATTATTTATGATAAAAAAGAAAACACGATTCATATTATTGATTTGAAATATGGACGTGGTGTTGCTGTCTATGCTGAGAACAATCCGCAACTGCAACTCTATGCACTTGGAGCTTACAGCAAATTTGGTAAAGCGCATTCTATCTCAACAATAAAAATGCACATCATGCAACCGCGCATTAACAACATATCCGTTTGGGAAATTACAATTGATGAGTTATTAGCATTTGGTGATTATGCGTCAGAACGCGCAGCATTAACGCAATTGCCTGATGCGCCTTATCATGCCAGTGTTGATTCATGTCGCTGGTGTGCGGCTAAAGGACGATGCCTTGAGCTTGTTAAATCAAGTTCAGAAACAGTTTTGTCAACAGGCAATAGTATTACCGAAATAGAACCATTTCATCCTGACCTGCTTACACCTGAAAGTATTGCTGACATTTATGGAAAACTGCCTTTGTTGAAATCATGGATAACGGCAGTTGAAAAGGAAGCAAATAAATTAGCTGAAGAAAATAAACTTGAAGGTTATAAATTAGTTTCTGGTAAACGCAAACGAGTATGGAAATTTGATACTGATGAAATTGCAAATATCTTAGTTGATGATTTTGGTTTAGACCGTACTGAAATTGTAAAAAGTGACGTTTTAAGTGTGGCTAAAATTGAAAAATATTTGAGTAAAAAGCAGAAAGAAGACCTACGGGATTATTACAGTAGCTTTTCAAATACCACGCAGATTGTCCCTGCTGATGATAAACGGCAATCGGTTTTAGTTGATTTGGATGATTTTGATTAAAATAATTTGACAGTGTTTGTGTAATATAATACACTAAGCATTCATAAAATATCCCCATCAAGGTTGGATTAATACCTTAAAAATTAATTGACGACTCGGAATAGACGAGTGCTATCAATAATGGCGATTGGCTGTTCACTGGGAACTTGTGGATAGGGTCTGCATAGGAAGGTTAAAGTCCTTTAGAAATCGCCATTCTTGATAGTTTTGTCACGATGATAACGTGCGCTAAGAGAGCCTAATCAGCTACACTATCAAATTTCCTTAGCCTATCGGGAATTAAATAAGATAGGAGCGCATCGAACCAGCTTATGCGTAGCAAGTGGACTGGTGACTGCTGGAAAGACAGCACTATCAATAATCAACTTTACGAAGAATTGACAACCTTGGCTGGCAAGAATCCAAACGTGAACCAGCATAAAGGATTGGCGATGTTGGAATCGACTAATCGGGTTGGCTCAAGACGCAGGTAGAGTACGGTGTACAACGTATCGAAATGTATAAGTAAGAGAGTTGATTATTGATAGTTAAATGCGTAGGCTGATACGCTATGGAACGGGGTAGAAGCCCAAAAGCCTAGTGGAGTGTTACTGTAGGAGTAACTATCTCGAAAGAGTAAGCGTGTGTTAAACAGCACCACAAGTCGGAGATCAGCACCGACAACTATCAATTTGAGCAAATATGCTCCATAAATTACTAAATTATTAAATTACTAAATTACTAAATTCATAAGGAAACTAAAATGGCTGATTCAATTATTTTAAAAAATGTTCGTTTATCTTTTGCGCATTTATTTAAAAAAGAAACGTTCAAGAACCCTGATGGCACAGTTACAATTGGCAAATATGCCGCCACACTTCTTCTTGACAAAAATGAACACGCTGAAGTTATAGCAATGCTAAAACAATCAAGCCAGCAAGCCTCAATCGATAAATTTGGTGCGGGTAAAGTGCCAAAATCAATTGTTTTACCATTAAAAGATGGTGATACCCAAGATTACGATGGTTATGAAAACCAAATGTATCTCAAAGCCGCTTCTACAAGAAAACCAATAATCATTGACCAGCGCAAAAAAGCTATTGCCGAAGAAGATGAAATTATATTTTCTGGTGATTACGTTAATGCAAAAATTGATTATTGGGTGCAAGACAACGCTTTTGGTAAAAAAGTAAACGTCAATCTTCAAGCAATTCAATTTGTCCGTGAAGGTGAACGTTTTGGTGCAGCACCTGTAAACATTGATGATTTTGAAGAAGTGGAAGCGTCATCTGATATTGAAGATGAAGATTTTCCTTTTTAAATAACTAATGCGTATTAGCCGAAACGGGAATTCTCGTTTCGGCTTTTTAATGGGATAAGCTATGCAAAAATTAATCTTTATCGACACTGAATGCTACAAAAATTACTTTCTTGTTCTTGTTAAAAATGAAGAAGGCAAAGTTCATTATTGGGAAATGTTCAACGATAAACGTCCTGATACCATAATGCTTGCTAAAGCACTTAAATCAAAAACGCGAACATTCGTATCGTTTAACGGTTTGTCTTACGATATGCCTATGGTAGAAGCCTTTTTAAATGGCTTTACTAACGAACAGTTAAAAGCCTTAAGTGATGACATCATTGTTAACCAAGCTCGAAAATATCATAATCTGCCATGTGACCATATTGATATTATCAATATCCCCATTGGTCAATCTTCATTAAAGATTTATGCTGGACGTTTACATTGTAAAAAAATGCAAGATTTGCCAATTGAACCTAGTGCAACAATCAAAGAAAGCGATATTTCTAATTTACGTCAATACTGTGAAAATGACGTTGATAATACACGATTGATATTTTATAAAGTTCGCAAACAAATTGAATTGCGTGAAGACATGACAGAACAATATGGCATTAATCTGAATTCAAAATCAGATGCGCAAATTGCAGAAGCAATAATTAAATCTGAAATGCAAAAAACATATAACATTCCAATTAATAAATTTAAAGCAAAAAATTACGCTGACAATCATATATTTAAATATACCGACCCTAAAATAATTAAATTTAAATCACATGAACTAAATTTAATTTTTAATCGTTTGCTTAAAGAGGAATTTAAACTTGCTGAAAACGGTTCGATTATTTGTCCTGATTGGCTTGGAGAACGCATTACTATAGGTACAACCGTTTATCAAATGGGTATTGGTGGAATACATTCTTGTGAAAAAGCACAACATATTAAAAACGATAATGATTATCACTTATGTGAACAAGATGTCACGGGATTTTATCCAAACATAATAATGCAACAAGGTTTATACCCAGAAAGCATAGGTGTAAACTTTTTAGAATTATACAAATCTATTGTTACTAGACGAACTTTAGCTAAAAAAAGAAGTTTGGAAATAGAAAAAGAATTAAAAAAATTAAAATTGCAATTAGAGTTATAAGGTATTATCCTATTATTTTATTTAGGAGGTAGGATGATAGCTATTTATGCGATTGTGTGTAAAGTTGACAATAAACGATATGTCGGTAAAAGTCGAAATGTAAAAAAACGATTTTCAGCACATAAATGCGATTTAAAACGCGAAACAAGGAGGAAGGATTGTAATCGACATTTGTTTAGCGCAGTAAAAAAATACGGAATTGGAAATTTTGATTTTGTTCTATTGGAAGAATTTCAATCAATATCTGAAGGTGATTTAAAAAATAAAGAATTATATTGGATGGATTTCTATAACTCATGTGATAGGGGGTTTGGATACAATTTAAGACGAGATTCTTCTACTAAAACAACAGTGAGCGATGAAACAAAATTAATTAAGTCAATGTCAAATAAAGGTGAAAACAACCCTAACTACAAAAACAAATGGTCGGATGCTCAAAAACAAAGAATGAGTGAAATAGCAAAAGAAAGGCACAAATCAGGTTTATATTACGGTGCAGAATGGAAAGCTAAAAGCTCAATTAACTCAACATTAATATGGAAAGATAAAGATAAAAGAATGCAAATGGCTGAAAAAGTAAAATTAGCCAAACGACAATATATGTTTCATCAATATGATTTAAATGATAATTTTATAAAAACTTGGGGTTCAGTTGAGGATATTTTATTTTCAAACCCAACATGGAAATGGCAAAATATATATTCTGTATGTAACGGATATAAACCAACTTATCGGGGATTTAAATGGAAAAAAGAGAAATTGAACAAAGAATAAATGAATTGGAAAAAGAACTGGCTGAATGCGAAGTGACAGCAGCTACACTTAAGGTGGCGACCAACGGTTCGTTTGGAAAATTTGGCAGTAAATATAGTTTTTTATATTCCCCTAATTTATTGTTACAAACTACAATAACAGGGCAGTTGTCATTATTAATGTTGATTGAAAATCTTGAGGAAAACAATATAAAAGTTGTAAGTGCTAACACTGACGGTATTGTTATGCGCTATCACAAAGAGAAACTTAAGCTGTTAAATGATTTAATTCAAGATTGGGAAAAAACCACAGGTTATAATTTAGAAAGAACCGATTATCGAGAAATAGCTTCTCGTGATGTGAACAATTATATTGCTGTTAAATTGGATGGAAAAACAAAATGTAAAGGGTGTTTTGGTGAAGCATCTTTAAGTAAAAATCCAAATAATTTAATAATATATGAATCTGTTGCTCAATATGTCGCTAAAGGTATTTCTATTGTAAACACAATAACTACTTGTCGTGATATTAGAAAATTTATAACGATTCGTAATGTAACAGGCGGTTCTTTATTTAATGGAAAATATCTAGGAAAAGCCGTTCGTTTTTATCACAGTGACGATATATCTTTATTAAACTCATCTCTGATTTATGCAAAAAATGGAAATAAAGTTCCAATGTCACAAGGATGTCGTCCATTAATGGAATTACCAGACACCCTGCCTGACGATATAAACTATGATTACTATATCGCTGAAGCAATCAAATTATGCAAATTGACGGGAATTGATTATGCTTGAGAGTAAAATTGAAAAGTATTTAGTTGATAGCTGTAAAAAACGTAATTGGCTTTGTGAGAAATTCACATCACCGTCAGGTAGAAACAAACCCGACAGGATGATAACGCTACCGAACAAGGTTTTGTTTGTTGAGTGTAAAGCCACTGGAAAAACACCCAATGCAGGACAATTAGCCGACCATGAGCGAAGACGAAATTTTAATATTGATGTTTACGTCATTGATAGCCTATCTGCTGTTGATGTTCTCTTAACCCAACTTGAACTGAGTATTTAATGTTAGCCTTATCTGATTTGCACAAGTATCAAACAAAAAGCAAAGATTTTATTTTAAACAACAATAATTGCGGATTATTTCAGCAATGCGGTTTAGGTAAAACGGTCAGTACGCTAACAGCCATATCTCAGTTATTTGAACAACGTGAAATTAAAAAAGTATTGGTGATTTCAACACTTCGAGTCGCCAATACGGTTTGGCATAATGAAGTTAAAGAATGGGAGCATTTGCAGCATCTATCTGTAAGTCGAATTATTGGTAATGCAAAGCAACGTTTAGAAGCAATTAATAAATGCCAAATTCATACTATCAATGCTGAGAATTTACCTTGGCTTGTTCGTGAAGCTTGTCGGAATAATTTCCCATACGACTTTGTTGTTTTTGACGAGTCATCGCTATTTAAAAATTCATCATCAATGCGTTTTAAAGCCGCAAAAGCAATGCTACCTGTACTAAGTCGCACATTGATACTGACAGGCTCACCAGCAGCCAACGGTGTGCATGATTTATGGTCACAAGTCTATTTGCTTGACCAAGGCAAACGACTCGGTAAAAACATCACTGCTTTTCGCAATAAATGGTTTATTCCAAATCGATTTTATGGTTTTGACCCTTTGCCAAATGCGCTGATTGAAATCCCAGCTCGAATCGAAGATATTTGTTTAAGCATGAAGTCTGCGGATTATCTTGATGTGCCTGAAATGATTGAAAACGAAATAATGGTTGAACTATCTGCACCTGCTAAAAAGCTTTACAAAGAAATGCGTAACCAGTTATTGGTTGAAGTAAACAGCATTGATATTGAATCTCCAACGGCTGCAACCCTTGTTAATAAATGCCAGCAAATTTCAAACGGTTTTCTTTACGATGAGCAAAAGAATATTCACGTTTTGCATGAAAATAAACTTGATGCTTTAAGTAGTATTATTGAAGAAACAGAAAGTCCAATCCTTATTTTCTATTCTTTTAAAGCAGACCTTCAAGCAATACAAAAACGATTTGCATATGTTGCAACATTAGATAAGGATTCTGATTTGACCATAAAAATGTGGAATAACGGTGATGTACCGCTTTTATGTTGCCACGCCAAAAGTGCTGGACACGGGCTTAACTTACAAAAAGGTGGAAATACGATTGTTTGGTTTGGTTTGACGTTTTCTTGGGAACTATTTGAGCAAGCAAATTCACGTTTACATCGTCAGGGTCAACGTAAAAATGTCTTTGTGCATTACCTTCTCGGTGATGGGACAATTGACCATTTAATTCTAAAAGCTCTGCGTAATAAAGAGCGTATCCAAGATAGAGTTTTTGAGCAATTAAAAGAGCTTGACAAAAAATGATATTACTATCAAAATCATTCCATTGCGTTAGATAGGTTTCACAATGGGTGAACGAAAAAAATCAAAGGAAGATTTATTTGATTTGCACTGTTTTGGTAATCGCAATTTTTCCGAAATACTCGATTCATCCTTAGACTTTAAATTAGCAAAAGAATTCCTCAAAACTCCGTTTTTATATTCGGAGGTTTGTGACTGTGGCGATGACAGTGACGATTAGTCTACACATCGAACACGCCAGCTAACAGGTGCGTGTACATGGTAAAACAGTTAGCATAAATGTTTGTTTTTGTTCATCTTTTTACAAACATTGAGGGCATCGAGAACCACTCTAAAAAAAGCGTTTAGGTGTGACCTGCATAGTATTCTCCTTTCTTTAAAAAGCCAGCCTTATCCCTCTGGCTTTTTATTGAACCTTAAATTGTAATATGTTACACTAGATTTGAGTTTTTTAGATTTGCACGGACGAGGTGTATTTAATCTAAAGGATTCGTCCTGACCCGCTACCACAGTGTTCTCGTCCACCTGTGTTAGTGGGTTTTTTACTTTAAACCATAAGGAATTTTATGTTTACAATCGATAAAAAAATTGTCGGCTACAGTGTTAAACAAAATGCTGATGAAATTGCTGATGTTGCCAAACCTGAACTTGAAACCATCCATGAAGCACTTAAACGTCCTGATATGCTCAGTGGATGTACTTATAAAATAAAAACGCCACAATCTGAACACGCACTTTACATCACCATTAACGATATGGTTTTAAACGCAGAAACAGAATATGAAGAACGCCATCCATACGAAATGTTTATCAATTCAAAAAACATGGAGCATTTCCAATGGGTGTTGGCATTGACTAGGTTGGTATCAGCCGTTTGGCGTAAAGGTGGCGACAGTTCGTTTTTGGTTGAAGAATTTAAAAACGTTTTTGACCCAAAAGGGGGTTATTACAAACGAGGTGGTGTGTATATGCCTTCGCTTGTTGCAGAAATCGGCTGTGTGATTGAGCAGCATTTAAAGTCTATCGGTGTTATTAAGACCGTAATAGATGAGTATCAACAAGCTTATATTCAAGAAAAGCGTCAGGAAGTAATGGGCAAAGAGGAATCTGGTTATCCTGCTAATGCTATCTTATGTGATGAGTGCAATACCAAAGCGGTAATTATGATGGATAACTGCAAGGTATGTTTATCGTGTTCGGCAAGTAAGTGCGGTTGATTTATGAGTAATATTAGAGTAGCTACATCTGCATTAACAAAAACAATCTACGCAGGTAAACTTAATAAAAAAGGCGATTCTTTTTTAACAGGTAAAACCGATGTGACAAGTGACGTTTTAAAATCCATTATTGAGTATATAGGTATTGATAAAACTCATGTTGTGTGTAGTTCTGGTAAACCAATTTATGAAATTTCTGTTAAAAAGGTTGGGTAAGTTATGAGTATTCAATACAAGAACACAAAAACTGGTGACGTTTGCTTACTTGAAACTGCGTGTCATGTAAAAATTGGCGATAAATGGGTTGATGGTATTGCTTATTTTAATGCAAATAAACTTCGTGAAATGTTTGTTACAACTAAAGATGATTTTTTTAATTCTTTTGAAGAAATTATTGATGAGGTTGAGTTATGCGAGTAAGACAAAGAGGATGTAACGGAAACGTTTGGTGGCGTTGTATACCTTATTTAAATTTCACTATAGATATGAATATGCATTATATATTTAAAAAAGAACGTCCAAGCAAAGTGCGTGATGTATTAAAACGAATAGGTGCTATAAGGTGGTAGCAAATGAATGACTTATACGAAGAAGAATTAGGTAAAGTGGTTGGTCAACGTAATGAATTGTTAGCAATGCTTAAAGAAGTAACTTTAATTTTTGGTGAGATTGCTGGAAATCATTGTTGTTATTGTGAAGAATTGTTAGAAAAGGCGCAGTTAACTATAGAAAAGTGTGAAGGTAATTTATGAGCTTTGACCAAGACCCTAATGAATCAGTAGCAATCAGCGGTTCAGATTTTGCCGAAATGTGTGACGAAATAAAAAAGCTAACAGAAAATCAAAATTATTTGATTCGTACGTTAAATACAGTCGCAACAGTGTTTGCAGTATATGAAAAATATCATGCCGATAAAGGTGCAATGGATAAATCCACTCCAAACGGTTGGTATAAGCAAATGTGTTTAGATGCTATTAGCAAAGCAAGCGGGAACGTATGAATGATTTCAAATACGGTTATTATGATAACGTTAAACGATTGCAAAAACAGTGTGATGAGGTAATCGAACTATTGCTCATATTGCAAGATGACATCCAGTATGATTACGCTAACGATGCGATGTGCAAAGAATTGGATAAATGTATTTTAATATTAAAAGGCGAAGAAAATGACCGAATATGAAAAAGAAATCGTTCATGACATAATCAACAATATTTACAATGTAACTAAAATTTTAGATAACGTAAATAGCGATTTTGGTCTTGTTATCGAAACGTCCTCCCATCACGCTATCATTGACTCATGTCGTCTAATTTTAATGAATGTTGCTGAAGAACTATTTCAAAAAACTTCAGCTAAGAATGATATAAAAATTGAAAATACAATTGGAGTGTTAACTGAAATTAAGCATTGGTACGATACTGATGGAAGTGTCGGCAGTTTATGTAATGTTATGGATAATGTTGAAAATGTTTTAAATAAAAGCAAAGGGGATAATTCATGTCAATAATTGTAGGCGAAAGATTAAAAAATTTAGTATCGATAATTTCAGATTGTCCTGAAAAAAACATTGAATATGCTGGCGTTAATGTTTCGATTGATGACTGGTTTTCATCGGAAATACTTCCCGATGGGGATGTTATTTGGGAAGCCTATAGTTCAAATTTCTCAATAAACCCAAAACAATTTTTACGCGCAAGACTTCAAGAAACTTTTGTTATGCCAAAGAATGTGATGGGGATGTTTACTATTCGTAGCAAATATGCGCAGCAAGGTCTTGAGCATTCAACGTCAATATTACTTAAACCAACTTGGGCAGGTAAATTGATTTTAGAATTAACCAATTTGTCTTCAGGCAGTTATCTTAAATTAAATAAAGGTGATTTAATTGGGCAAATTACCTTTTTTGAATGCCACGATTATTAAAGTCTTTATGCTATAATCCGCAAGTGTGGCTAGGGTCATTCCCGAAAAGTATTTGCCCTAATATCTGCCACACCCTATTTTTTGGAGGTTTTATGAATGAAAAACAACGTGAGATGATTAATCGCAAAATGGATGCGATGCTTTTAAAACCAAGACGTAAAACAAATTGGGGTAAAGGTTTTCAAATTACACCCCGATTATCGGATATTGATATTGTTCGCTCTGAACGATTAAATGTTATAAACGATTATGTTTCAGGAATACGGCACTAATGACACTTCCATTTCAACACGCAGCAACGCTTAAGTATCAGATGCTTAAGCCAAATGGCTATGCTGAAGATGCGCTAAATAAAGATGGTGCAAAATTCAGAGTTATTTTTGGTCAACAGCCACGTCTTGACGAATTTGGGGATACTATCATTAATTCACAAGTGACCTACATCAAAACATTACAATCTGAAGTTGATAGGCTTCAACTTAAAAAAAGACAACTCATCACCGTCAATGGTCTTGAACATACTATGCTTGATATACCTCCTCCTTCTATCTTAGGTGAAGTTATCATTCAAATTCAAGAAACCTAATGTCTAGCAAATACGAAACCAAAGAGTGGGATAAATTTTCGCAAGGTTATTCTCGCGCACTTTATAACGCTCAACGTTTAGCCATTAACTCAACATTGACTTGGGCAAAGAAAAAGCTTGATGAAAAGCTAACCGATACTTATCACACGCCAAATCGTACTCTTAAACTTTATCGTAACAAGACCAATCGCGGTAAAAAGAGTGCAAATAATATCGGTAAAGTCTGGCTTGGTTATAATCCTATTGTCGCCAAAGAGTCAGTGGATAATACGTTTGTTGGTCGTTTACGCCAAAACGAAGGTGAAGACGGTGCGAGAGCTGGTGAATATTTCTATGAAAAAGGCTTTATTGCTCAATTCAAATCTGGCTCAAAGAAAATTGTTAAACGTGAATTCAATGGCATGGCGGCTAAAGCAAATAAACGTGGTATTGTCCGTCAAGTTAAAAAATGGAAATTAATCACGCAAAAATTACCGCAAGAAAAAACACAAAATATTGCTGACGGTTTCATTAACGAAGTAGGCGTAGAATTTGAAAGACGCTATAATGAAAAAATTGAACAATATATTCGGGATGGTAAGATTCCTGACCTTGGAGAACCGTAAATGAGTTACGCTTGTCAACAATATCTAATTGATAGAATAACAGACCATGTTCCTGATTTCGTAACAGTGACAAATTCTTCATTTTCACCTGATGACAAAGCGGTTGTTAAAAAACTACCTGCTTGTGTTATTGTGCCATTTGAATCAATTTATTCACCACCATCGCTTTCTAATGATTTCCTTATTGATACTCAGCAATATGAAATTCATGTTATATTACGAAGCGAAAACAACGATACAGACCATTTGCAGACGGAAGCGAATGCAAGTGTGTTAATAAATTCTGTGCTAAAATGGGTAACAGGCTTTGTGCCTGATGACCCAAATGTACTGGATGCTTTTAGACCAATTAAAAAATTAAGACCAACTTACTTTCCCGATGAAGGTTTTGCGAGTTTTGGTTTAATTGTGTCTATTAGAAAAACCATACCTTTGCTTTAAATTTTTCCAACCTCATGAGGAAATAAAATGACAATTAGTAACCCATTTAGTTCTGCCAACTCTACGTTGACAGTCTTTGACAATGCAACCGCTGGTGAAATCGCTGCGATGTCAACTTTGCAAACTGCGATTAACTCTGCTTTGCAATTAGCTTTAACTGACCCTGTTACTGCAAAAGCAAATCGCTTAACTGCGTATCAAGCTTTTGAAACTGCCGCTTCAGCGCAAGGCACATTATCCGTTGCCAGTACCGTGACCACAGCAAAACAAGCTGACGGTTATTACAGCGGTACATTCACTTATACTGGCGGTGTAACTGGTGTTTGGACATCTAAAGGTTTAACTACTTCTGCTGTTAACATTGAGTTAACTTTAACAAGTGGTGCATTCCCAACAGGCTCAAGTCCTTATACAACAGGTTTCTCGTTCACTGTTACTGGTTCACACGCTTTAGATGCGTCAATTACAGGTCACTCTATCACTACTGCCGCTAACGCTGTTAGCAGTGCATTAGTTGGTAAAATTACTGCAATGGGCGACACAGGCTTAACTGCTGCTACCATTTCAGCTAAATTACTTAACGAAGCTGGCACATACAAAGCAAAAGGTTCTTCTGACGAAGGTGAATTGTCAGTTGATTTCTTGCGTGTTCCTTCTGACGCAGGTCAGATTTTGTTATTCTCAGCACAAGAAGATTTGAGCATCAATGCAAACCGCGTTGTAAAAATTACTCATAATTCTTCAGGTCAAGAATGGTATGGTATTGTCCAAGTATCAACTATTAAAACCACTCGCGGTTCAATTGACAACTTTGTAAACGCGAAAGCGACATTGTTAATTCAATCTGGTAGTGTTGAATCCTAATTGATATAAATTAGGCTTTGATGTAAACTGACGATTCTCAATTGAGAGTCGTCAGACTTTTAAATAATCAAATACAAGGGCATTAAAAATGGGCATTTTAAAATTCAAAGCATCTCAAGATGGCGAAAATACAGGTAAATTATTGTTGATTGACGAAGATGGTTCGCCAATCTTAGCGTCTAATGGCAAACAAGCCACTTTTGAATTACGCGGTGCGGAATCAAAAGGATTCAAAGAAGCAAAATTCAAAAGTGATAAATTATTTATCGAATCGTTATCAGGTAAAAACAAAAAAGACAACTGGGTTGCCGATTTAAACAGACGTATCTCAATGTTACTTGCGTGTTTCGTTGGTTGGGAAAACGTAGAAATCGAAGATGGTGTTGCATTGGAATTTACACTTGAAAACGCAGCTATGATTTTGCGTGAAGAAAGTGAGATTTTCAAACAAGTTGATACTTTCATTGCTGACCGTCAAAACTTTGTAAAAAAAACTACCAGCGTTTAATCATATACGCTAAAAAAGTAGCTTGGTTGCATACTGCAACTGACGCTGACAAAGAAAATCCTAAGAGCCGTTCTCATGAACTTGATGAACGGCTTTTTCATGAGCTAATTTCTGAAGAAGAATACGCTAAATATGTTAAAATACCTGCCATAGACGAAGAATTCAAATATCTTTTAGATTATATTGGTGAATTAGGATTCTTTATAAATACAGGTATGGGTGCAATACCTCTCAGTTATACTGAAATTGCAAATTGGGCAATGCTAACTGATATGAATCCTTCCCCTTTTGATGTTAGAGTATTACGTCAAATGTCATCTGCATTTATTTCATACCAAGACAAATCTAAAAAACCCGAATGCCCTGACCCGATAAAAGAATTAGAGGAATTAGAAAATGGCGACTCAACAGAAAACAACGATAGTTATTGAAGGCGACCACAGCAAGGCAACTGACGCACTTGATAAAGTAAATAAAGCTGTTGATAAGGTAAAGGAGAATGTCAAAGAACTTGGAAAGGAATTTGACAAACTTGAACCTGCTGTTAATTCCATTAGAAATGCGGCTACAGGATTAAATCAAAGTGCTACTCAAGTTCGTCAAGCAACTGCTGAATTTAGAAACTTAGACGGCACGGTAAGGTCAGCCACTAATTCACTTGGCTCAATGGGTCGTAGTGCGACATCCAGCACCAGTTCATTAGGTAGTGCAGGTAGAAGCGCAACTCAAATGGCAACAGGAATGCAGTCTGCTGTTTCTGCTACCGACATCCTGACTCGTCAATTAAATCATTTAAATTTAGCGGTGGCAGGTTCTTCATCTGCCCTTGGCGCATTTAGAAATTTAATGGGTACACTCGGTATCTCAATTGGCGCAGGTCAACTTGCACAATATATGGATGCTTGGGTCAATTTAGCCGCACGACTAAAGCTCGCTACAAATAATACGACTGAATTAAAAGTAGCGCAGGAAGCTGTCGTTAACATTTCAAAAGAAAGTCGAATGTCACTTGTCGATTTGGCTGACCTATATTATAAGGTTGGCTCAAGTGCTAAAGACATGGGTATCAATCAAGGGCAAGTTATCAAACACGTTCAAGCGGTTGCTAATGCTATTTTGATTTCAGGCTCAAGTGCTGAGTCAGCTAAAGCAGCTCTTGTTCAATACTCACAAGCATTTGCATCAAACAGATTTGGTGGTGACGAATTACGGTCTGTTGCAGAGCAAGCACCACGATTGTTTAAAGCCATTCGTGAAGGACTGGTTGACGTTAATGGTCAAGTTGGTGTGTCAACAGCACAGATGAAACAACTTGCGGCTGAAGGATTTATCACTGCTGCAAAAATGAATGAAGCTATGATGAATAGTGCTGCAAAATTAAAAGAAGAAGCTAAATCAATGCCGATTACTATTGGACAAGCTTTTACTATTTTAAATAATGAATTGGTCAGATTTATTGGTTCTGAAAGTCAGACTTCAGGTGCGTTTACAGCAATTGTAAATGGTGTCTTGGGTATTGCAAATAATGTTGAAACTTTAGTTCGCGCAATGGTTGTTGGAACTGGGGCTTGGATTAGTTATAAAGCCGCTATTGTCGCTACGACTGTTGCTGAATATGCGGGTATTGCTGCTGCGTCATCTCGAAATGCGTCAATTACAGCATCAGCATTAGCACGTTCTCAAACAACTGCCGCTGAGGTTGCAAATACCGAAGCTCAACTTGCCAATGCTGTTGCGGCTGAAAGAATTGCAATAACACAAGCGCAACGATTAGCGGCATCAGGATTAATGACAAATGCCGTTTTAGCCAATACTGCTGCTGTGCAAGCAAACGCTGTTGCTCAAGCTGAATATACGGCTGCTGCGGCAATATCAACAGGCGCAACAACCAGATTGGCAATTGCATTTGATACGTTGACTCTCGGTATGATGCGTAATCCGTTTGTAGCTTTACTTGTCGTATTGGGTTCATTTGCAACCTATCTATATACGATTAGAGATTCATTAACTGAAGTTGATGGAAAAATGGTTAGCGTTGGTGCTATTTGGCAAGCGACTTGGGAAGACATTGGTAATAAAATTTTTAAAGCTAAAAATTATTTGGCTGATTTAATTCCTGATGCGGTTGTTAGCAGTTGGACATCTGGTATCAATGCTTTAAATCAATTGTTAGATAAAACGGGTTCATATTTTGGTGGTTCAACAAATGAGCCTAGCGATATTACCAAACGTGCAATGGCAATTGACGCTAAAGATAAAGCTGATGCTGAAGCCAAAGCTAAAAAAGATTCTCAAGATGTTGAAGAAGCTAAATCGTATACATTTGTTGATTTAGCAGCAAAAATAGCAGGTGATACTAAATCGTTACCTACCATTACAAATTATAATAAACAACTTGAAGAAGTTTACAAAAAGCGAAATGATATTGAAAAAGCATTTGTAGAAACGCAAAACCAATTGCAAGCTGAAAAGCTTAAGGCTCAACAAAAAGGTGAAAAAGAAATTGCGCAACAACGTGAAACATCAATTGCATATAATGCTAAGTTACTTGAGGAATCAAAAACAGCATTGGCTGACCAAGAAGCTGAACTTTTAAAAAAAATAACTACTATTAAAAATGAAGCATCGGGTAATACCGCTAAAAGAAGTGACTTTGAACAAGCTTTCCGAGAAAACCTGACAAAAGACATTGATGCGATGATTAATGAGCAAGCCAGTTTGCGTGGTGTTGAAGCGGCTGCTGTTAAAGCCTTAATTGCTACCGAGTCACGTTTTAAACAAGGTGCTGTTAGTGAAACTGGTGCTAAAACCATGTTCCAATTTTTTGACCCTGCGGCAAAAAGCGTTGGTACGACTGTTGCTGAGATGCTCAAAAGTGAAGCATTGACAATTGAAAAAGGCACACAATATTTTGCCATGATGCTTAAGCAATCAAACGGTAATGTTGACCAAGCTATCGCTCGTTACCATGATGGCACTGGTAAAATTCAAAATAAAATAAATGCGGCTGGTGGTAAATTTGAAATGTCGATGGTTAGTCCTGAAGCTGTTGCTCAGATTAACGATTTTAAAATTGCATTAGATGTTGCTGGTTCAAGTGTCACGCAAGTTGGGAAAGTAATGCGTGAAAATTATAAGGAACAAGAAGCGGCAATTAAAAAACAAGAAAATGCAATAAAAGCTATTGCCAAAAGAGGTTCTCCTGAAGAAGAACGCTTGGTTGAAGAAAAACAATTAGTCGATGAATATGCAAAAACCGTTAATGCTGATGCGACATTAATCGCAGACGCTTATGCACGAATTGCTGATGCTCAACAAAAATTAAAAGACAAAAAGCTTGACCCTTTCCGTGATTACACTGCCACGGCAAAAGAGCTTTACGCAAGTTTGCAATCTGGTGATATTACTCAATCGCAATTTAACCTCGATATTGCTAAATCAAAAGGAACGCTTGCTAATCGTACTTCAGAAACCGATGTTCCTGTTGAAAGACAACAGGATGTTATTGCTTTTAGTAAAATCGTTAAAGATGAAGAAAAAGCAACTACGGCAATGAAGAAGTTTAACGATGAAATGGATAAATCGACTGCCGCATTCAATAGCTTTGGTAATAGTGGAAAAATGGCATTTGACGGCATCTTAGGTGGTATAAGTGCGGTAGCCGCTGCCGCTTCATCGTTAGGCACAGATTTAACCAAACTAAATGCGATGCAGACTGATTCTCAGAAAAACTATGACGAAGCAATGAAGCAGGTTGGTGCAACAGAAGCTGACAAAGCCAATGCGACTGCCAAATACAATAAAGATAAGATGGCTTATGAGCAAGCGATGATTGAAACCGAAATTAGCGGTGCAAGGTCTATTGCAGGTGCTACTTCAAAAATGTTTGGCGAAAAGTCTAATGCTAGAAAAGCTTTCCACGGCATTGAGATGGGATTGGCTGTCATTGAGATGGCAATGTCACTTAAGAAAACGGCTGTTAACGTTGCTGAAGGTGCTTCAAAAATGTTTGCACAATTAGGTCCGTGGGGTTTTGCTGCCGTTGCAGGGATGTTAGCAGTTATGGCTGGACTTGGTATTGCGGCTGGAAGCAGTGGTAAAACCACAGATTTAACTGCGCCTGAAAGCAAAACAACAGGGAGTGTGTTGGGTGATAATGAAAAAGCATCCACATCGATTAAGAGTATTACTGATACGCTAAATTCAATTCATGCTAGTGAATATGTTGAATTGAAAGATATGAACAGTAACTTTAAAAATCTTGTTCAAATGACAACGACAGGTACTTCCCAAGCAATGCAAGAAAGAGGAGCATTTAGCTTTTCAACCAACGCAATGAAAAGTGGAAATACAGGTGCATCAGAAAAACAATTTATGATGGGTTTGGGTACGACAGCCATTAGTGCTGGATTAGCGGCTGCTGGCATGGGTGTTGGATTATCTACCACTGTTTTAGCAGGTGCGATAAATGCTTCTGTTGCATTAACAGGTGCTGCAAGTACGGTTACTTCAGCGTTAGTTGGTACGTCTGCGGCTCTCATGTCAGGTGGCTTAATGGCGGCTGCGGCAATGGGCGGTATTGGCTTGTTAATTGGCGGTGTAATTTATGGTCTTTCAAAATTACTTGGTATTGGAAAAGTAAAGTATGAAGCCGTTGGCGGTGGTATCGTAAGTAATGTTCAAGAATATGTTTTGAATGGTATGCAACAACAAGTCACGGTTTATGATTATTCTAAAATTAAAAGAACAGTCAAAGGGTGGTTTAGTGACGATGTCACTTATTATGATGTTATCAATCAGGTTGATAACCCACTGACAAAGTTATTTAGTGGTATTTATAACAATGTTAAAACAACATTGATTCAAGCCGCTATCATTTTTAACGATGTTAATTTATTTAACATGGATATTATATTGCCAAAAATGAAATTGGCGTTGAAATCTGGTGAAAAATATAATGCTGAAAATCAGAAAAAAATTGAAGATTATTTAAATAAAGCAAGTGACGACATGGCTACACAAGCTTTTGGAAAATATCTATCTCAATTCCAAGAAATGGGCGAAGGTATGCTTGAAACAGTTCAACGTTTGGCGCAACAGGCTGTTGTTGCTAAAGTTGGATTTGAAAGATTGGGTTCAAACATTAACTTATCGGGATTGGGCTTAATTTCATTTTCTGATTCACTTGCTAAAGCATTTGGCGGACTTAAAGAATTACAGTCAGGTCTTAATGACCTTTACGATACTTTTACTAGTGAAAGTCAAAAATTATCCGATGCGCGTGATGCCATTGCTAAACTAATGAGTTCGCTTAATATTCCTACAGGTGAAGGTACAGGTGTACCTAAAACCATTACTACAGATGCGGATGTACTAGCTATAGTTAAAGGTTTGGGTGAAAACGCAAATCTAATTGGTACTGTACTGGGGCAACTAAAACCGATGGTTACTTCCCGACCTGATGAACCAGATAGCGTTGTATCTTTATTTAAAAAATTCTCAGGTAGCTTTGATAAAGCTACAAATGAGTATTTTAAAACTTTTTCATTAGACCAACTTACAACTGAAATTTTAAAAGGAGGTTTAGCTGGAAGCGGATATTCGTTATCAGGTGAATCTTATGCGGGAGAAGCAACTAAGCAAATTAGTAAAAATTGGAAAGAGCTTGTTGACTATGCGGCTAATAATGGTAAGTTTTTAGAATCAGTAGCTAATTTCAATGCCGCTAAATTAGATACAACTTTATTGGATAATTTAAAAAAGCTTGGCTACACGCTTCCTGAAACTGTTTTTGATGTTGGTGATTTAGTTAATACACTGACTGTATTACAAAGCGCAACAAGTGATAATGTGAAAGGCTTATCTGATAATACTAAATCAATAAAATTGGTCACAGCCGCTAATCAAAAAGCCGCTGAATCCACTAAATTCATAATGGATTTTTCAAAATCTATATCGGCATGGATGAAAAATCAAAACGCAACTCAGTTAGGTTCACCGCAAACGCAACTGGCGGCAGCTCAAGTTAATTTCCAAGAGCAAATGCAACTTGCCAGATATGGTGCAACGGCTGAAGAAAAACGCGCAGCATTAAGCGGAATAACAGGTTATGCTGATACCTATATTAATGCTATTAAAACCTATTATGCGAGTAGTGAAGAAGGTCAAAAAGCAATCGATAGTATTATGTCTGATATTGGTGGATTAGATAAAATGATACCAGTTGAAGAATTGCAACTTAATAAATTGCAAGAAATCAAAGATGCGATTGATGCTGGTAATTTGGCAATGCCTGCTAATTTAAGTGCCGCAAATCTGAAACTTTATACAGATTTGATTGCTGCAACAAAAGCGGCAGGTGAAGCATCGTTTTTAAATCCGTCTATTGAAAATCAATTGCGCTATGATGCTTTTGCAAAAATAGTATTAATGGTTGATAAAACATCTAAATCTGGCAAAGATGCATCTTTTATCAATGCATTGGTTGAAAGTATTGGTAGTGCAACAGGATTACAGTCGCAAGTTGATTTAATCATTACTGATGCTAAATTTAGTGCTAGTGAAAAAGAACGTATTATCGCTAACGTCTTAGCAACGTTTAATGAAAAAACACTGGTATTAAATAATTTTGAATTTGATGTCACTGATGCTATTGCCAAAGCTAAGGCTATTATTGTTGCGTCAATGGGTTCAATCACAATTGGCGGAGGAACTTCTGGGGGAACGGCTGGGGGAACGGCTGGGGGAACTACTGGGGGAACTACTGGGGGAACTACTGGGGGAACAGGTGGAATAATACGAACTGTTGATACAACTTCGTCTTCCGCAGTAGCCACAGAATCAATTAAGCAGCAAAATGATGCGAAGTCTTTATCTGAAGCTACTGGGTCACAAAAATTAGTATTGGAAGCGGCTATATCGGCTGCAAATAAAGCAGCATCTGATTATGTGATTCCAAATCATCTTTTAGCTGCACAAGAATATTGGGCAAAAAACGGCACAGCAGCAGACCAAGCTAGTATTGCGGCACAAATACAGCAGGATGCAAACAAGTCCATTGACTCAGCTAGAAATTTAGCGGCACAAGCTATGTCATCGACATTCACATTGACGACATTTGCTAATGGTGGTATTGCAAATGAACCTTCAATATTTGGTGAAGCAGGTGCTGAAGCAGCAGTTCCATTACCCGATGGTCGCTCGATACCTGTTAAAATAATCAATCCTTCTAATGATTCTAGTATCAATACTGCTGAAACAATTGCTGAGTTAAAATCTCAAAATCAAAAATTAGAAGTGCTGGTTAACACCATGATGGCAACATCAAAAGCAGAACGTGAAAAAACCCAAGAATTGATTGATGCGATGAATGGTCTTCGTACTGATACTCGGTTAAAAAATAAGGCTTAAATATGGCAATTTGGATAGCAACAATCGGTGCGTTAGATGGTTCTAACGCATCAAAAACTTTATATTTTAGTGATGTATCCTATATTGATAATGACGGTAATTATTTTGAAAATAGGATGCAACAACCTGCACTGATTAAAGTCAGTCCTGATGATGGTGGTACATTCAATATTTTTTCTAGTGCATCAATTGGGGAAATTGAATTAATCAATAAGGATGGTGGACTAAATTATCTAATGGATTATGCATTGGATAATGGAAATATCAATTTATCGTTGATTGCAGATGATGGTACAAAAAACGATTACCTGACAGGTAAAACGGAGTCTATTCGTTTTAGCGGTGATTCTGTTTTTCTCACAGTTCGCTCAATGTCTGAAGTGCTATCGCGAAATCATAGCAATAGCAAATACTTGGGTGATAATGCGCTTCCTAATGGCGTAGAAGGCGTTGCGGGTGATATTAAAGGTAACATTAAACCTCGTATCTTTGGAAGCGTCCTGAACGCTACACCGATACTTGTTAATACGTCACAATTGATTTACCAGTTTTCTGACAGAACGACAGCAACAATAAATGCGGTTTACGATAAAGGTGCTGCGCTAACACTCCATCAAGCTTATACATGGGCGAACTTTGCATCATTTATGGCACATACAAGTATTGCAACTGGTAAATATATTACTTGTGCTGGCTATGTAAAACTGGGTGCATCGCCAGTAGGAACAGTGACTGGTGATTGCTCTGATTCCACTGTGAATGCTGGCGATGTGTTTGAAATCATATTGGCTGAAGAAGCATTAACCTTAAATTCTACTTCTAAAACACTTTTAAATACGTTTGGGCAAGTTGGGATATTTATTACCAGCGAAATAAGTACGACTGATTTATTAAATCAAATCTGCAAATCATGTGGTGCGTATTGGTATTTCTTGCAAAATGTCGTTTATGCTAAATCAATTACGTTAGCAACAACCTATACGCTTGATTTGACCAACAGCGAATTGATAACCATTGATATTGTCAGCACAGGAATAGGTGAAAATGGATTACCTGTTGAATCGGTTTCCATTGAATACGATAAGATTGAAACTGTGCAAAAAGAAACAGACTTAGCTGGTGCTGTTACTACAGCCAGAAAAGCAGTTTTGGCTAATCAGTATCGAAGCTATTTTGCTAATGATGCGGCTGTGAAAACTCGTCATCCTTTGGCAAATGCAATTAAAATCCAAAGCTGTCTTCGCACATTAAGTTCAGCAACAACAGTTGGAAATCAACTTTTAGCGTTAGCTAAGAATCGTGTTGATGTTGTTAATATTACTGCGGTTGTAAATGAGATGCCAAGCCTTAATTTGGGTGATGGTATCATTGTATTTTCGGATAAGTTAAGCTATGATTACGGGAAAATACTAACTATCATCGGGTTTCAAATTGATGCTAAAAGAAAAGAAATTGTTTTGGAGTGCATAGGATGATTAGTAATATTTCGCTTAGTTATCCAAATAGAATAGATGAATGCTCCATATCTGAAACAACAGCAACAACATGGAATTCATCACTTCCTTTAAGCAATATTCAAAACCCTGTTATTAAGCGTGTTGCTAGAAGCAACATCGGTTATCGTATTTCTACGCTTAAAATAAATTTACCTTATGAGCCACGAAACATTGGAGTCATATCGCTTATTAATCATAATTTAACCACTAATTCAAAAACACGCTTTATTGGTTATAGCGGATTAGACTTTACGGGTGAAGTGCGTTTTGACAGTGGTGCTGAATTCCGTGCGTGGACAATCCTTTATCCAATTTATTCAAACTATTACGCTGGTGAAAAAGTACCTTGGGAATCTCGCAATTGGTGGCTTGGGTCAATTGAAGAAGAACAGCGTAAAAGCTATACTTCAATGGCGACTTATTACCCTGATGAAAATACAATGGTTAGGTCAGTAAAAGTAATTATCAATGATACCCCAACAATTTCTGCTACTAGCACAACAAGCGTTACGGTTGGTGTAGGTGATAAAACGTTCACAACAAGCACGGGTCTTAATTTCATTGCAGGTCAAGAAATTACTGTTTATAAAACTTCCACCAACACTACCTTTGTTTCTGGTAAAATTAAAAGCTATGAGTCATCGACAGGTACATTAGTTTTAAATTCCACGTCATTTGGTGGAACAGGTGCGCACAGTGCTTGGTCAATGATTAACGGTGAGAACTTTATTGAGATTGGGCGCATATTCTTAGGTCGTACCATTGAACCCCATGTAAATCCTGAATATGGTGATTTGTCACAAGGCTATATTGATTTAACTGAAATTCAACGTTCAATTGATAATACCAAATATTATTATATTAAGCCTAAAATGCGTACTTTATCTTGCATTTTAAAGCATTTAGATAAAGACGAAGCGTTTAGCGGGTTTTATGATGCGCAACGTGAAGTCGGGTTAAGCGGTGAGCTTCTTTATTCATACTCAAAACCAGAATATATCGGTAATATTAATATTACTGTTGATAAGAATTTTTATGCACGAACATTTTTGTGCAATTTTTCAGAATTAAGTCCGATTGAAAATCCTTATTTTAATGGGTTTCAAACGGCATTAAAATTAGAGGAAATAGTCTAATGAGTTCAGTCACTTTTAGTACAACAGTAGGCGGTGACGGTTCAACTGTTACCGATGATGATAATGCCACAACGGGTCTGGGTAATGGCGGTGCATTAATTCGTCTTGTTCCAATGATGCAACAGGCGGTTAATGTAGCCGCATTCACAGTAAATGCTGCTGAAAGCGTTATTGGGATGAATGACTTATATCTTGGTTCATATTCATCTAATCCAACGTTAAATAATTCTGGCGGTGCGCTAATTGCTGGAAATTTATATTTTAATGATGTTTCTGATGAAATGCGTGTTTATACAGGCAGTTCTTGGGTTATCGCGTATGTTCCAGCAGGTTCATATTTAGCGTTATCTGGTGGAACACTTACTGGTGCATTGGCAATGACAGACCAAATCTTGTCACGCGCTATGTTTAAAGATGTTGGCTACACTTACTACAATAGTGGTACAACCAATGCGCTAGATTACGTTAATGGCTCTCATCAACGCTGGACTCCAAACACAGGTGCGCAAACGCTTAGTATCACCAATTGGTCGCCAACAGGTAATCTAAGTGAGCTTCTCATTGAAGGCGTTAATCTTGGCGCGGCAACAATTACATTCCCTACTATTAATTGGATTAAATCTGACGGCACAACAACGACTACTTTTAGTAGTAATGGTGTAACTCTACAAACCAGTGGGACTGATTGGTTAGTTCTGTGGACGCGAGATGCTGGAACGACTATCTACGGTAAGGTGATTCGCTAATGAAAACTAAATTAGCAGCTACAGGTGGTGCAACGCAAACTTTTGTCGACGACGTCTTTTCTACTTGGCTCTACACAGGCAACGGCTCAACGCAGACCATCACTAACGGCATTGACTTAGCTGGTAAAGGTGGGATGGTTTGGGGAAAAGTTAGAGACCAAGTAGATAATCATGTGCTTATGGACTCAGCTAGAGGATTCAACAAAAATTTAGCCAGTAACCTAACTAATCCTCAAACAACATCCACTCCAGCAGGTATATCGGCTAATAGTAATGGGTTTTCTCTTACTACATCTACTGGTCTTAACGAGTCTGGGTGGAGCTACGTCTCATGGACATTCCGCGAAGCACCGAAGTTTTTTGATGTGGTGACTTATACTGGGAATGGTAACGGTGGAGGTCAAAATATCTCACATTCGCTTACGTCAAAACCAGCGTTTATTATAGTTAAAAGAACAGATGCTAGTCAGAACTGGTTTTGTTTAGCGCGAGCAAGTGACACTAACTATTACACATCAGCATCGGGAACAAATGATTTTGGTCTTAATACAAGTGCTGGTGGATTTTTATATAGCGACCAAAATTACGCGACAGCAACAACATTTAATCCATTGTATTTAGATGTTGGTAACAACAATGCAAACATCAACGGAGCAACCTACGTCGCCTACCTATACGCTCACGACACGTCATCAACTGGGATTATTCAGTGTGGGAGTTATACAGCGGATGGTAGTGGTATTGCAACTGTAAATTTAGGTTGGGAGCCACAATGGTTACTATATAAAGACACAGGCTCGTCTGGCGAAGATTGGGCTATATTAGATAGTATGCGCGGATGGACTGTTAGCGGAGTTGACTCTTTATTGCGCCCTAATTTAACAGCAGCAGAAGTAACGGCTAATAGAGGCAACCCAACGGCTGCTGGATTTTACATAACAGGTATGTCGGCATCCTCAACTTACATCTACATGGCAATCCGTATGCCAAACAAGCCGCCAACGAGTGGGACGCAGGTTTATAATGCGATTGCGAGAACTGGAAATAGTACCGTTACCACATTGACTGGGTTGGGCTTTACGCCAGATTTTCTTATTAATGCTAACCGAAATAGAACTTCCAGTTCCTATTCCCCTGTTCAAAGCAGGCTGACAGGTGCTGGTGTGCATATGTACACTTCTTTAACTAATGATGAAGCAACTGATACCAACGGAATAAAAAGTTGGGGTGCGATGGATGGGATACAATTTGGTAACGACTCAACGAGCGGTGCTTGGAACTGGAGCGGTGCGCCTTACATTAATTGGTTCTTCAAACGCGCATCCAAATTCTTTGACGTGGTTTGTTATACAGGGACGGGAGTTGCAACAACGCAAGCGCATAATTTGGGAGTTGCCCCAGAATTGATGATTGTGAAGAAAAGAAACGCGGGTGATGCGTGGGCAGTTGGTATACCAGTAATTGGGGCAACAAAAGAACTTTGGTTAAATTCAACTATTGCTGCATATACAGATGCGCAAACATTTAGTTCAGCTCCCACTTCAACGGTATTCAATATTGGTTTTAACGGTGAAGTAAATTCTTCTGGTAGTACATACGTTGCTTACCTATTCGCCACACTAGCAGGAATCCAATATATAAATTCGTATGTTGGTGATGGGACAACAGGTAGGGTGATAAATTGTAATTTTAGCGCGGGAGCAAGATTTATTTGCATTAAAGCAACAAGCACTACAGGTTCATGGTGGGTGTGGGATAGCGCAAGGGGTATTACGTCTGCAAATGACCCAACTCTACAATTAAATTCAACTGCCGCTGAAATCACATCGGCTGATGCAATAGACCCTAGTTCAAGCGGATTTATAGTTAATCAAGAAGCAACCTGCTCTATTAATGCAAGCGGTGTTTCTTATTTAGTATGGGCAATAGCATAGGAAACAACAATGGCTAATTACATCAATTTAGAAACAAAACAAGTCAGCACGGAATCTGAAATCCGTAGCGCGCACCCAAATACTTCTTTTGCAACACCCTTTAGTCCCGATGGATACGCTGTTGTGTTTGACGTTCCTCAGCCTACTTATGATAAGTACAGTGAAACCGTGCAACAAGGTTTACCAGTATTAACGTCTAAAGGACACTGGGAGCAAACGTGGAGCATCATCCAGCTAGAAGGCGAGCAACTAACCGATGCACAGGCGCAAAAGGTTGAAGATGAGAAACTAACTGAAGCTAAAGTCCAATCAGCACTTGATGCGTTTGCTAAAGAAAAAGATTTCGACAATATCAATGATGCTGTTTCTTATATTGATTCAACTAACAATACTTGGTCACAAGAAGCCGTTCACGCTATTGCAATACGCGACAGCGCGTGGCAAGCGTTTTACGATAACCAACCTTTACCTGATATGATTTGGAGCTAACAATGCCTGACGAAGCCTGCCGTTTAGCTAAAGTAGAGCAACGAATTGAAAACCTCGAAGAAATATTTGAAGATCGCGGTAAGAAACTCGACGCCATAATTGCAACTCTTGAAGAAATGAAAAACGACCAGACTCGTTACAAGGGGTTTCTCGGTGGAATTGTTTTCACAGTGGGCGCAGTATTTTCGTTCCTATCTTGGTGGCTAGGTAGCAGGTAATGGAATTTTTACAGTTTGCAACAGACGTGGGTTTTCCGATTGGGTCATCTTGCCTTGGAATGTATTTTGTTTTTCTTACTGTAAAATTCCTGCTGGATGGTGTTCTTGAACGCATAAATGGGTTAATTAATATTATCCAGCAACTTGATAAACGTGTTACAGCGATGTCTAATGATATACTGCATATTGACGATTTGATGTCAGAAGCACTAAATATACCTAAAGAAAAATTTAAACTTCCCACCGAGAGAAAAGACTAATGGACACTGTCGCAATTGCAAAATATATCAACACATACGGTTTCCCAATTGTTGCCGCAGGTGGCATGGGATATATCGTTTATTTCGTGTGGATATGGGCAACAACAACCGCAAAGCCCATTCTTGAACAAGCGTACAACGTCCTTGTTGAGCTAATTGACCAGATTCGTGTACTTGATAATGACATGATACGTTTAACACAAAAGTTATCGACAATACTTAATCTTCGTCAAATCAAAAAAGACTAAAAACAAATTTCATCCAAATAGCTTAAATCTTCTTTTTCTGTAACCATTCCAGTTAACCATTCCCAAACTTCTTTCGCGTAAAACATAAAACCTCCTGAGTGAATTTGTGTAATATAATACACTATCTGTTTTTATTAGGCAATAAAAAACCCCGACAGCCGTAAAGCCGTCAGGGTAATATCACTTAAAATTAAGCGAGTTCGATTACCGCAGCAGGTAATGTATTCAATGTAAGCACGTTAGTTTGTGCTTCAATTTGCATACCTTTACCAAACTCAAGGATTTCACTTTTTGCATAATATGGTTGTGCCATTGTATTAACAGTTTCCATATAGTTAGCAGGAGCAAAGAAATGCTTGAATTGACCCGCAACACCTAAAGGAATTGCATAAGCTTTATCATCAGGTACTTTAACTAAGTTTGAACCGCGATAACGAACGTGTTGCGCATCACCGTAAGACATTGGTGTGCGTGGGTCACGACCTAAGTTAACCGCAGCCGCCCAGTTTTGCATAGTCGCTTTAATTGAAGGACACGCAATCAACTGTTTCCATTTTGTTGCGCCATAGATAATTTGGATACCAGTGTATGGGATACCATCTAAAGCCGCTTCCATTGCTTCATGAATACGCATCATTTCAACTTCAAGTTCTAATGAGTTTGAAGTCAAATCGATTGCAATTGATTTTTTCTTAACACCCATTTCAGTGTAAAGTGAAGTCAATGCGCCTGTTGCACTATAGTAGTTACCTAAAATAGCTTGAAGACGATGTGATTCCATCGTGTAATCAATTTGTTCACGCATACGTTGTAAGCGTTTATTAATTACGCTTTCAACAGTACGAAGTTGATTAGTTGAACCAAACTCACGGACGTTCAATACTTCGTCAGCCATGACAGTTGCGCGTTGTGGCAAATGTGGAATAACGAAAGATTGAAGTTTGCGTTTGTTAACTGCTTCAACAACTTGAGCAGGTGCATTGCGTGGTTTAATATCAACTAAACCCACAGTACGACCATCAGTTTCAAGCGTAACGCTGTTGGTTGCTAATGATTCGCTCTCAAAAATACCCAAGTCGCCAAGCAACGTTGGAGTATAAGGACGAGCGATAATTGACTGGGTTAATTCTTCTAAGCCAAACCCAGTTGTAAAAGGCGACATTGTTAAAGGCATAATTTACGCTCTCACGATAATGAATTTAGTAGAAAGGTCAGCTAAAGCCTGTGCTTTTTGAGCAGCAGTGATGTTAGTTTTCCATGTTAATTTACCGTCAAATACTTCGCCCATACGAGTGAAGATAGTTGCAGCCAAATCAGAAGATGAAGCATCAACGTCATTGTATAGAATACCAGCAGCGACTTGTGAGCCGTTGATTGCTGAAGCATCGTGCTGAGTCCATTTTGGCACTGGTAATTGAATGGTAACAGTGAAGTTATCACCAACAACGAAATCAGTTGCACCATCAGCAATAGTGATTGTGAAATGGTTTCCAACAGAAGTTGCACCAGCAGCAACAGTTACGTCAGCAATAAATTCACCTGTTAATGGTGCATAAACGCTAAATGTACCTGCGTTAGCTGCCGCTTCAGTTAATCTAACTGAATAGACGCCAGATTTAGCTAAACCACCAATTGCACCAAGTGTAATTGTGCCGTTACCAGTTCCTACGATAGCAGTATTAGTAATTGTACCTGTTGTCGCAGCAGCAACAACAACGGTAAATACATCGCCAACTACTGAGTTGGTAACGTTAACTAAAGTTAAAGTGAAGTGGTCATCAATGTTAATTGCGCCAGAACCGACAACAGCATTGGTTGCTAATTGCTCACCTGTTGGTAATTCAACTTCATAAACCGCTGTAGCACCTGCTGTGATACAAGTTAAAGTGTATGTACCAACAATTGCGTTTACGCCTAATGCGCCAACAGTTCTTGTGACAACACCTGTACCTGTAACCGCAGTTGAAGTTGCAGTGGTATTTTTAGTAATTTGACCAAGAACAGAACCGCTTTTCAAGTTTTGACCTGAAGCCAGTGTGCCAACGTCAACTGATTGTTGTTCTTCATCAGAAAGCAACCATTCGACTGGGTGATTTCCTTCGAGTAATGTAGTCATATTTTATATTCCTATTATTTGTGAGAATTCAGATAAGCCTGACGTTGTGCTTCAAGTAATTCCATATTTGAAAAAGAATCTTGAAGTTTGTTACCTTGAATTGGGTCTTTATCAACCAAAGTAACTGGTACAGTGCTGTCAATTTTAGCAGTAGATTCAACTTGTTCTGCAATCAACGTTGCGCGAGCTTCTTCTGCTGAGATGCCACTTTTAGCTAATAAAGTAGCAACATTTTGTTGAACACCAGCCGCTGCACATAAGTCTAAGATTTCAGAATTGATTTCTTCTACTTTTGGTGCGTCTTGTGCTATTTCTTCAACTGCTTTTTGTTTAGAAAGCAGTGATTCAATAAATGATAATTGATCTGGCGTAAAAGGCACGTCAGGTGTTATCGTTTCTTGAACAGGATTGTTATCTTGTTCCATTTTTACCTCTTTCATCGATGTTGAAGTGTTAATAAGGCTGTTTGTTATTTTATCATTACTTTCATTGATATAGTTGATTAAATCATCAAACGTACCAATTTTGTGTGCTAAACCTGCTTTTACTGCTTCTTCGCCCCGATACCAACGAGCTTGCATACCGTAAATTTGTTCAACAGGCATATTTAAATTACGCGCACACGTTTTTTTAAATACTGCGTCCATTGCCATAATATCATCAGTAAACATACTGATGGCTTCCTCTGTTAAAGGCTGGTCAGGATTGCCATCCAATTTGTGAATATCAGAAGCGATATAATTAAATTTAATGCCTTCCATTTCATTGCGAGCTGTTTCATCAACTAGGCAAACATATGTGCCAATTGACCCTGCAACACCGCTACGAGTAATCCAAATTTCATCAAACGCACTGGCAATACCGTAGGCAGCCGAGCAAGCTTGTAAATCCACCATAGCCATCAATTTAATTTGACCACCACGCATATTATAAATAAAGTCTGATAAATCACACATCAAAGCCGCTTGACCGCCACATGAGCCAAATTGACCAATAATGTGAGTAACATTGGCATCAGCCTGAATGCGCTGAAGGTCTTGCTTCAATTCTTCATAACTAAGTGGTGAAGCTTCACACATATTGCCGTAGGTGGGACGAGCAGTAAGAACCCCACGAATGTCAAGAACAACAACATTATCATTAAGATAGTATGAACAGCGACTGCCGCCTTCTTCATAATCCATACCGTCATTTCGCACATCGCCATGCAGATACCCATGCAAAATAGGAAGGGCAGCAGTAGGCTCAATGTGCAAAGGTTGATTAAATGTGTTTTCATAAAGTTGGGTTAAGACTGTTGATTTCACACCACCTTTATTAAAAAGGCGACTAATTGCTTTCAATGGATTTTTCATTTAATTTCCTGTTTGGTTAGTTGGATTAGGTGCTAAACCGAGATCAATTTCCCGTTGTTTAATTTTTGCACGTTGGGCATCAATCTGTTCAGCATTGCCGTTACGTTCACGAATTTGCG